TCCGGTAACTACGCGCAGATCAACAGCACCGGAGAAGACGCTGTGATTATGTGCGCGGGCAGAAAATCAAAAGCAAAAGGCAAAAAGGGGAGCTGGATCACGCTTGCAGAATGGGTGAAAGATGAAGAAAAAGGACGCTATGTGCCGATCTGCGTAAAAACAGAGCGTGTAGACGGCGAAAAAATCAAAGAGGACACTTATTACACGCTGAAAAACGGAGAATTTTCGGAGGTAGAAGAATGAAACATTATGAATATGCAGGAATGGACGTAAGCACAGAAAAAAGTGTAGAGGACGGCGCAAGATGCTATATCGAAGCAGTACGCCGGTATCTGGAATCTGAAAAATTCCCGCAGGTTGAGACAATCGCGGCGATTCTTGGACTGAGAGAAGTGGAGGTGCAGCCATGTGGGACAGCGACGAAAACGGAAGAAGAGTTCTGATCTGTGATTTTTGCGGAGAGATCATTGAGCCTGCGAAGCCGGGGTATTACGGTGAGGACTATGTAGAGGTCAATGGCGAGTGCATCCACACAGAAAACTGCATGGATAGATGGATTCATGAGCACAGAAAGGAAGCTACGTATGGCGAAAGTAGATGAGAAAATCATGCAGATTCAGACGCGGATCAAGGTCCCGAAGAATCACGTTAATGAATTCGGAAATTTCAAATACAGAAGCGCTGAGGACATCATGAGAGCGTTGAAACCGATGGAAAAAGAGCTGTTATTATCAGTGCAGATCACCGACGAAGTGGTAGCGGTAGGAGCGAATGTGTATATTCGCGCAACGGTGACGGTATATGACCTGGAAAGCGGAGAAAGCCGTAGTACAAGCGCATTTGCACGGGAACCTGCTGTCCCGAAAGCGAAGATGGACGAGAGCCAGACCACCGGTTCTGCATCGTCCTACGCGCGGAAATATGCGCTCTCGGGCATGTTCCTGCTCGATGACAGTATTGATCCGGATTCCAACCGGGCGATTGACAGCGGGGAGCCTTGCACGGATGCGCAGGAAAAGACCATCCGGGATCTGGCGGTCAAACACAATGTCAATATTGAAGAGCTGTATAAAAGACAAAAAGTTAAGAACGGCCGCCCGACGGCGATGCAGGCCGGAAAGATTCTTAACATGTTCAAAAAACAGCTCGGGGGCGAGTGATGCACGCTCTGGCTGAAATCGTAAAATCCGTAGAAAAAGACGGTGATACGTGGCTTGTAATGCGGCTGCCGAAAAGCAGACTGAAAGAAGAAATCGAGAACAAAACCATCACGAATACAGAAATGCGTTTCGACGATGGGCGGCATATCTCCAATCTGCAGCGGAAGAAAGCATACGCGACCATCCGGGATATAGCTATTGAGTTGGGCTATCTCCCGGAGGAGATGAAAGAGATTATGAAATGCAATTACATGATCGAGACCGGAGAGCCGTATTTCTCCCTTTCAGACTGTTCGATGGGGACGGCACGGGATTTCATCACGTTTCTGATGGATTTCGTGCTGAAAGAGGGAATACAGCTCTCAGACAGCGGAATAGAACGCGCGGATGACGTTGGAAAATACTTATACGCGTGTATCAAGCACAGAAAATGCGCGGTATGCGGGAAAGACGGTGAAATACACCATGTTGATACAATCGGCATGGGAAATGACCGGCGGAGGGTGGATGATTCTGGATACCGGAAAATCTGTCTGTGCAGGACGCACCACACGATCGCACATCAACGAGGAATGCCGAGCTTCGAGAAAATGTATCACGTCTACGGAATCATTGTGGATGATAGCCCGGAAGGGAAATCATAGAGTCCAGCATGGAACTGTCAACAGAGTATCTCAGTATGGTTCAAAATTTTATACGTCACAAAAAGGCGGCTGGCTGGAGCCGCCGGAAAGGGGCAGAAATGCCGATCAACAGCAAACAGAAAGGGAAACGCTTCGAGTTGGAGCTTTCCAGAAAGTTCCGGGAGTATGGCTACACGGAGTCCCGACGGACCGCGCAATACTGCGGGAACACCGGGGACGCATCCGATGTTGTAGGCCTCCCGGGGATCCACGTGGAAGCGAAACATCAAGAGCGAATGCAGCTCTATGATTGGATGGATCAGGCGAAACACGACGCGAAAGAAAGTGGAAAAGACGTTTTGCCCACAGTATTCCACAAAAGAAACAATCATAAGATCCTAGTCACGATGGAACTCGACGACTGGATGACAATATTCCGCGAATACGAAGCGGGAATGAGTCTGAAAGAAGGTGCGGACGATGGGCGAGGTTAAGTGGGTTAAGATGTCGATAGACATGTTCGATAATCGAAAGATCAAGTATCTGCGCGGCCTGCCGGAGGGAAACAACATCGTTCTTATCTGGGTCATGCTGCTGACTCTGGCAGGGCGGTGCAATTCCAATGGATATATTTTCCTTACCGAAAACATCCCGTATACTCCGGCGATGCTCGCAAATGAGCTTGGATTCCCAGAAAGTACTATTCTGGTAGCCATGAAAGCGCTGGAAAGTATGGGAATGATAAGCCGAAACGAGGAAAACACGCTTCTGATCCCTGGATGGGAAGAACATCAGAACGTAGCCGCGTTGGAACAGATCCGGGCGAGCAACCGGAAGCGGCAGGCGCGGTACAGGGAACAGGCGAAAATAGAAGCTGTGGAGCAGGAAACACCACCGCCGGTAGAGGAGAAGCAAGAGGAACACGAAGAACCAGAAGAACCGAAGCCGTCGAAAAAGGCGGAGGAAACCAAAGAAGCAAAGATTCTTTTCGAGCGGTTGTGGAGCCTGTATCCGAACAAAAAAGGCAAGGGGCAGGTAAGTGATACAGCAAAGAAAAAACTGCTTAAAATCGGGCATGAAGAGCTTGAGAGAGCAATTCAGAGGTATAAGACGGAGCTGGAAAAGGAGGACTGGAGAAAGCCGCAGTACGGCAGTACCTTTTTCAATTCTGGTTACGTGGATTATCTCGACGCGAATTATGAGCCAGGAAAAAGAGAGCCGACGAAGCAGCAGAAAGAAAACAAATTCAACAACTTCAACCAGCGGGACTATGATTTCGCGGCATTGGAGCAGGCATTGACAGGAGGTTAAGCATGGTATCAGTACTCAAAACAGCAATTATCTGCGCAACAGTAGCGTTTTGCTTTTACCAGATGATGAAATAATAAGAAAAGGACAGGGGAGGGCCTATGAGCAATAAATTGAAGAAAAAGCCGTCAACTAAGTTAAGCCCTGAGACGATGACAGCCGCAGAAGTGAGCGGGATCACAGGCGTAAAGCTCGAGATCCTGCGGAAATGGGTGGACAGGATGCAGAGAAATCTGTCCGAAGCCTACCAGAAAGAAGCACAGGAAAAGCTGCTGAAAGCATAGGACTGCATCAGCGCGGCGAACGTCGTGTGCTCTGCACTGGCGATCTATGAGACCTGGGGGTACAAAAAGGCGCTTGACCGGTACATGGACAACTACACTGCTGCAGTACGGAAGATGAACAGTGTAGGTCTGGCTAAGATGTACGAGGAGTTGCACGAAAAGACCGGCGCAATGCTGGAATTTGAGGATATGGATCTCGCAAAAGAGTTTGGCTTTGGAGGGGCGGAAGAATGAAAGAAACGAAATACGATAAAAACGATTTCCCGGATGCTCTTCTGAAAGAATGGGATAAAACGAGAAAACAGATTCTCGGAAAGGAAGGAAAAGAGAATGGAGATCATCGGAATTGTTCTGTTCTGCGCGGTGATTCTCGCGTCAGCAAAACTAATGCTTGACCCGCCGGATCGGAAAAAAGATCCGAGGGAAGATCAGGAGCAGATGGAATACTTGGAAGCATGGAAGAAAAAACATGAAAGGACGGACAAAGAAAAATGATACCGAGAAAATTTACTGGAGAAATGCTGAAAGGAAGAAAAGCAACGCTGGAACGCGATATAAGAAATGTGGCAGGCGTAGCGATAGGGAAAGGGGCGACAGTTACAATCACGGAGGTTGTGCGCGGAAAAGGGCTGACAATTAAAACGGAGAAATGCCCACATTGCGGACAATATTCATACATCACAAGAGTACAGAGAGAGGATTTAACACTGCTACCAAATGTATAGTAGTATTTTGTGCGCTGGTAATCGGAGCAGCAGCGTGGCTGCTGAACCGACCAGAACATCCGAAGGACCCGCGGGAGGACGATGAACAGATGGAATATCTGAACGAGTGGAACAGGAAACATAAGAAATGACAATGCAGCAAGTTACTATGAGCGAGTATTTAAAAACTCGGTACGGTAGTTTTCCCCATTGCGGTAGCTGCGTGTGTCAAAAATGCTTGTATTGGTGGAGCGGCAGATGCCCGGAAGGCGAATGCTATGACGATAAGAGGGCGAAAGAAGAGCCTTATAACAAAGCATTCCCTGAACGTTCACCACGGACGCAGTGGTCAAATTGGAATCTTCCCGGGGAGCAGGCGCATTGGTGTAGAGGTGGAACTTTTTACCCAGTGTCATACTGTGAACATTTCGTAAAATATCAGGGAGCAGAGATAGAAGATTGTATACGAGCACCGGTGCAGTATTTTCAAGATGGATACCTAAAATGCACGCTGAAAGACCGGATCGGATGCGAAGCATGTGCAATGGGGAGAAACGATAAGAATATTTTCGACTGTCAGCATATGACGGATTCAGGCTGTAACAAGCTGATCGAAGCAAAGAATAGAATGTTGGATGCAATTGCATCTGGAGCTGAAATTGAACCATGCGAACGGCAATGTTGTGCAGGTTGCACGAGGCAGTGCCAGTATCGGTGTGGTGTGAAATAAAAAGAAAGGAGCCAGCCTCCGGCCGGGGCAAAAGAAAAAAATGAAAAATATCAAAGAAAACAATTTCTCGAAAAGAGGGTCAAACAATGAAGGATCTGATTATTGACTGCTTTGCTGGCGGGGGCGGCGCCTCCGTCGGCATCGAGATGGCACTGGGGCGGCCGGTAGATATTGCGATCAATCACGATCCGGACGCCATCCTGATGCACAAAACCAACCACCCGAACACACTGCATCTGACGGAGGATATTTTCAAGGTCAACCTGCGGAAATACGTCAAAGATCAGCATGTGGCATTGATGTGGGCGAGTCCGGACTGCACGAGCCATTCAAAAGCCAAGGGCGGAAAACCGAGGGAGCGCGGTCTGCGTATCCTTCCATGGGCGGTGTATAAGCATGCGAAAGAGATTCTGCCGGATGTGATTCTGATGGAAAATGTGGAAGAAATACAGCAGTGGGGGCCGCTGGATGAAAAGGGATATCCGATCCCAGAGAAAAAGGGTGAAGATTATCAGAAATTCATCCGGTCGATGAAAAGCCTTGGATACATATTTGACTGCCGGGAGTTGGTAGCTGCCGATTATGGAGCACCGACCACAAGAAAACGATGGTATGCGGTGTTCCGACGGGATGGGAAAGAGATTCGGTGGCCGGAACCTACACAGTAAGGATGGAACAAACGGAAAGCAAAGGTGGGTATCGGTGGCATCAGTCTTGAATTTCAGCGACTTGGGACAGTCAATCTTTGGACGGGAAAAACCGCTTGCACAAAATACGATGAAACGCACGGCAAGAGGATTAGAAAAATTTGTTTTTAATAACCCAGAGCCATTTATAGTACAAGTGAATCATGGCGGCGATAACTTCCGTGGACAGGATGTTCACGAACCGATACCAACAATTACAGGAAAGCATGGCTTTGGAATGGTAACACCATATATTATTCAGTATCATTCGGAAACTGCAAAGAACGAGGTAAGAGGTCAGAACATTGCAGATCCGCTGCAAACGATCGACACGAGCAATCGTTACGGTTTGGTAGCTATGTTTCTTGAAAAATTCTATAAATCGGGGGTTGGACAGCCGATGAGTGAGCCAATGCACACGATTACAACAAGTCCTGGACATTTTGGACAAGTTTCGGTTCTTGCAGTGAAATGGGAAGAACTGAAAGAAGCTGGAATTAAGCCGGAAATAGCTCAGAAAGCTACGTGGGTATCACAATTCATTATGGAATATTATGGTTGTGGTACAGGGCAGACAACAAGTGAACCATTACACACGATAGTAACGAAAGACAGGTTTGCGTTAATTACGATTCTTGGAAGCGAATATGTGCTGCTGGACATCTATCTGAGAATGCTGCAGCCGGAGGAGTTAAAATTGGCGCAAGGATTTCCAAAAGACTACATCATAGATAAAGATTACAACTGGAAACCGTATCCAAAGTCAAAGCAGGTGGCGCGGATCGGGAATAGCGTGGTGCCGATCATGGCGCAAAAGCTGGTAGAAGCAAACTGCCCATACCTAAAAGTAGGGGAGCGGGTGCCGAATCTGAATATCGATGACAGCCAGGGACAGTTGAGGTTTGCGTGAGGAAAAAGGAGGAAGAATGATAGTTAAGAGTCAAAACAAAGATCTTGTGGTAGATACATACGGAAATCATTTCCGTATGTTCTGCGAATCGGATGGCCGGTACGCTATTGAGACAAGAGCGGGCGTATTGGGAGTCTATAAAACAAAAAAGAAAGCAGAAAAGGTTCTTGATGAAATTGCTGAGCAAATTGGATGCTGCAAAGCAGATGAAATCATTTACGCGGGTAGAGGGATCGGCGGAATCCGTGTAACCGTGTATCAAGCGCTTGCACAGGAATATGTGTATCAAATGCCAGCAGAAGAGGAGGAAGAAGATGCTGATTAGAAGACAGGACAAGAAAGCAATCTTCAATATTGATACTTGCAGAGTGCTTTATGTGGCTGAGACGGTTGGAGGTTGTTTTAAAATCTGCGCAGACCAATTCGAACAGCTTGGAACTTACAAAACAGAAGAAAGAGCAATGGAAGTTTTGGACATGATCGCAACGCAGAGTGCGTTATGCAACGCAGGCGTTGCTGTGTATTTAGTGGATGAAATCGAAAAAGCTTGGTATATGGATATGCCAGAGGAGTGAAGATGGGAAGAACGAAAAGACTTACCGAAGATTCTTTTGACGGTACCGCATACATTAAGCAGTGCGGTACCAGTTGCCCGTATGACGGGGAATACTGCGCGTCAGATGAATGCCCGGTACTGAATGAGATCGCCGAGAAGCTTGCGCGGTATGAGAGATTGGAGGAGCAGATCGCGGAGTCGGCAGAGCGATATATCCAAAAAGGAATCGCGATGCCTTATACTGTAATGCCAGAAGTGACTAGAGGAGTCGTTAAAACGGTCTTTGAAGGGTTTGAAAGGAGCAAAAAGGATGAGTAGAGCATACAAATGTGATAAGTGCGGCGCGCTGTATGAGTCGTATGATGCAGAAAATAGATATGATGTATTAAAGGCGACTAAAATAGCATTTCGATGTAACACAAAGGACGGAAAGTATTATGACAAGGACTTTTTTGACTTATGCCAGAAATGCATGAAAGAAATTTTAGACATCATGAACCTGGATGAAGGAGGAGAGAAAAAATCAAAATGACTAAAGAAGAACTTGTGATAGGGAACAGGTATAAGATCCGCCGCCCGTCAATCGCGGATGGCAACGTAAATTCGTATCAGTGGAGTGATGCAACTTTGGTTGATATCTCTACATATATTGCGGTATTCAGTGTGGGAGAGTATTGCGTCACCTACAAATTCTGCCAGTTAAGAGATGAAGTAAAAGAAGCGTAACGCAGAAAGGAGCTGCACCATGAGCATCCGGAACACATTTTTGAAAGATTACGGGATTTCGAAAGAACTTGGGGATAAGATCGTATCATATTGCAGAAACGCGCACGACTACGACCAGAATCTTATCTTACAGGCCGCACAGAAGACTTGCCCGGAGATATCGAGTGCCCTGTTCGCGAATCTTACGCTTGGAATTGGATATGACCGGATCAGCCAGGTGCAGTACATCCCAATGCAGCGGAAAGATTTCCAGGGGTACAGGCGGAAGACAATCGAGGAGCTGTATAGATTGCTGCTTCTGCATGGAAAGGAGCTAGAATGAAGATTGGAAACAAAAATGTTGCAGAAATCCAGATATTGAATAGAGACAATGATCTGATCGTAAGCATAGTTGATGAAAACATGATTATCGAGAAAGATTATAAGGTGGTTTTAAGACTGGAAGGAGAAGAAAAAACAGAAACATATCCAGAAGAGTAACAAAAAGGGTACAACGAAAAGCCCCCATGCAAGTACACTAAGAATAGAAGTGTATTAGTATGGGGGTGATTTTTATGCCTACAAACAAGACTTATGACAATCTCGAGAAAATGATCTTTTCCGGCGTGGGAGAGTACGGAATCCCCGAAATTATGCCGGAAGAGTACAAGCCGTGTGAGTGGATCGGATTCAACTACGCGGCCAACACAACGAAAAGAGCCGGGAAAGGCGTTCATTTCTTCCTGGATGACTACCAGTTCGAACGAGTATGGAATAATCCGGATCGTTACATTGAGGTACTGAGAGACTATGACTACGTGCTTTCACCGGATTTCAGCATGTACACGGACTTTCCGAAAGCCATGCAGATTTACAACCATTACAGAAAACACTGGTGCGCGGCATATATGCAAATGAATGGACTGCGTGTAATACCTACGATCGCATGGAGCGACGAAAGCTCGTTCGAGTGGTGCTTTGATGGCGAGCCGGTGGGAAGCGTGGTGGCAGTATCCAGTGTGGGAACGCAGAACAGCAAGGCGAAAAAGGCGGCATTCCTGCGGGGATATGAAGAAATGATGAAACGATTATCACCGGAGCGCGTGATCTTCTTCGGAAATGTTCCGGAAGAGCTGGAAGGAGACGTGGAAAAGGTCGCAGCGTTCCAGGAGAGATACAAGAAGGAGGGAACCTAAATTGGGGGGGCGCGGAAGTAGCAGCAACTTACAAAACAGAAGCACCAAGCAATCATTAGAGGAGTTTCTGGGGAAAAGAGGCCTTTCCTCTCCTATGAGTGATTACATGGTAGATAAGATGCGTATTCCTCATGGAATGACGTAGAGACAGCAGAAAAAATTCGAAAAAGATGCTGCAAAAGCAAGAGAAAAGTACGCCGCAAAGCGAGAATCAGCAATCAAGGAATACAATCAAAAAGTTGCATCTGGACAAATTACACAACCAGGTAAGTATGATAAGTTACTGAAAACCGCGAAAGGTCATTCGGATAACGAATCCGTGCAGGCAGCCAGAAGAACGCTTACAAAACGCGGCATAGACTGGAAAACAGGAAAGAAATTGAAGAGGTAAACGATATGGGCGGACGAGGGGGGCAAGCGGAATAGGCAGGAAAAGCCAATCCGCGTTGGACCCGAAAGCGAAAGAGCAGACGATCACGACATTCTACCGCCGGAAGTCTATCTATGGTCCACACTATAGAGATGATGTGTATGAAGCGGTAGAACAAAAGAACGAAAAAGGCGGAATAGAGATTGTAAAAGCCTATGGAACGTTCGACAACAGCAACCCGAAAGCGAACACCAAAGACGTGACGTATAAAATCCAACATGGTATTGTGAGCTACGATGATTCCAGGGGAATTGAAAGTTACGGTATCAGATGGGACAAAGTAAGCAGCGTTTCGGGACAAACCTACAACATACGAAGCATGTTAAAAGAAAAAGGCTTTCGGTGGGACGGTAAAACAAAGAGTTGGGTAAAGAAATAAAGCAGCAGGAAAGGGAACAGAGATGATGGAATGGCGAACGAACAAAACTTAATACCGACAAACCGGAGAAGTAAGAGCGAGGTAAGAGAGAACGCCAGAAAAGGCGGTATCAAGTCTGGACAGGTGCGCAGGCAGAAAAAGACCCTTTCCGAACTGGCTAAGATGATAGCCGAGAACCCGGCACCTGCGCAGGCAAAAAAGTCTCTCGCAAAGCTTGGAATTGACGATGAAAGCGCGAACAACAACGCGCGGATCGTAGCGTCGGTGTATAGTAAGGCCATCGAGGGAAACATGATGGCTGTGGAAAAGTGGGAGCAGCTTGTAGCAGATAAGAAAGCAGATACAGCAGCATATGAACTGCCAGCAAGGGTGATTGGAAAAGCATTCGTTGACATCAACCGTAAGATCGAGCCGAATATTGAATATGTATTCGAGGGCGGGCGCGGCGGTCTGAAATCGTCCTATGTGGCGTTCAAAATCGTTGAAATTCTCAAGAATAACCCTCAAATGCACGCCTGCATCACGAGACAGGTGGCTGGAACACTGAAAGATTCCGTGTATGCCAACATGAAATGGGCGATAAATGAACTTGGGCTGATGGAAGAGTTCGAGTTTAAAGTATCGCCGCTAGAAATAAAATATATCAAGACCGGACAGACGATATACTTTCGCGGGCTGGATGACGAAACGAAACTGAAATCCATTAAGCCCGAATTTGGTTATATTGGAATCCTCTGGAAAGAGGAGAAAGACCAGATGAAAGGCGACGCACAGGAGCGTTCCGTGAATCAGTCAGTTTTGCGAGGCGGTGACATCTCCTATGATTTCTCATCCTACAACCCTCCCAAAAGCAAAAGCAACTGGGTCAACCGAATTAAGCTCGTGCCGAATCCGAAAAGAGTGATACATCACTCGTGCTATACAGACGCGCCGCCGGAATGGCTCGGAAAGAAGTTCATCGAGGACGCGGAACATCTAAAAGAAGTCAATCCGGAAGCGTACGAGCATGAGTATCTCGGCATCCCGAACGGAGACGGCGGAAACGTGTTTGAATATCTGGAGATCCGAGACATCACAGACGAAGAGATTAGCCGCATGGACCGTATCTATCCAGGCGTTGACTTCGGATGGTACCCGGATCAGTATTGCTACCTGCGGACTTACTACGATTCGGCGCGGGAGAAAATCTATCTCATTGACGAACTATACGTGAATAAGTGGAGCAATGAGAAAACAGCAAAATGGATCAAAGAAAAAGGGTATGATGACTATACGATTATCTGCGATTCCGCGGAGCCTAAGTCCGTAAACGACTATAGGGATGCCGGACTCCCGGCCAGGGGAGCAATCAAAGGACCGGGAAGCATTGAATACGGATTCAAATTCCTGCAGGCACGAACTCTCGTGATTGATCCGAAGCGGACACCGCACGCTTACAAAGAAATCACGGAATACGAATACGACCGGGATAAGGACGGGAACGTTATCAGCGGATATCCAGACGGTAACGACCATGCTATCTCGGCTTTACGTTATGCGTATGAGCCGTTATTTAATCGCAGGGGGTATAGTGCATAATGTGCGAATTTTGCGATGAACTGAAAAACTGGAAAACCTTAGAAAGATTCGATCAGCGTGCACGGTACATCTATCAGTGCAAGCTGATCCGTAAGACGATGGCTGAGACACGAGCGGCTGGAAGCATCGAGGGAACGCCGCATAACGTCAATTACTGCCCGATGTGCGGCAGAAAAGTGACAGAGGGCTAGGAATGGGACTGATAACAACTATTAAGAGGTGGCTAAGCATGTTTTTTCGAAGCGAAGCGGAGCAGGCGTTTGATGTTGATGTGATCGAATCCCCGGTAATGGATACGGTCATTAAAAAATGCGCTGCTGTTTATTCCGGAGAACCGCCGTGGAAAGATGTAAAAAACGGCATCCGAACAATTAATTTTGCAAAATCGTTAAGCTCCGAAACAGCGAGGCTTGCGACACTAGCAATTAAAATCACAATCGAGGGATCAGCAAGGGCGGAGTGGCTGCAGCAACAGACGGATGCAGTGTTTTTCAGTATCCGAAAATGGGTGGAATATGGCTGTGCGTATGGAACGGTAGTCATCAAGCCGAACGGGAAGACGCTGGATGTATTCACACCGGATGAAGTGCTTATAACCGATTATGACAACCAGAATATCACCGGAATGATCTTCAAAGATACGTACACGCGAGGAAAATGGTACTACACGCGGCTGGAATATCACCGATTTGCAGAAGAAAAGCAGGGCGAGGAAACAGTACGCCCTTACTATATTTCCAATCGGGCGTATCGGTCGAAATCTCCCGATTCAATCGGCGATCCGGTGGCGCTGAAAGATACGAAATGGTCTGAGCTTATGGCAGACTCCCCGCCGATTCTGAAAGCGAACGGAGAAAGCCTGGATGGCCCGATGTTTGGCGTATTCGTGACACCGCAAGCGAACAACGTGGACAAGTCAACACCGCTCGGCCTGCCGGTGTATGCAGAAGCGATGGAAGAACTGAAAGATCTTGATATTGCGTATTCCCGCATGACCGGAGAAATCCACGACAGTGAACGAATCGTTCTGGCAGATGATCGGTTATTGTCTCCGGCTGGCACGCCGGTTAATAAGGTGAACCCGGGAGCTGCCGCAACGTCGAACTTGCCGAAGTACGTTCGAAACGTCTACGGCGATGGGCCGGATTCTTTCTACCAGGAAATCAACCCGACACTCAACACAGAAGTGAGGGTTAAGGGAATCAATGCGTTATTGTCGCAGATCGGCTATAAGGCTGGATTCTCCAACGGCTATTTCGTGTTCGACCAAAAAACCGGTATGGTAACAGCAACTCAGGTTGAATCCGATGACCGGCGGACGATCCAATACATCAAGGATGTTCGGGATCAGCTCGAGAAGTGCATGGATGCCGTCTATTACGCGCTGAGCGTCTATGCGGATCTGTACGGCGAGAGTCCGGCGGGAGAGTACGAAGTAACGTATGATTTCGGTGATATTACGTACAACCGCGAGGAGGACCGCGCACGCTGGTGGAATTACGTTAATGCCGGAAAAGTACCGGCGTGGATGTATTTCGTCAAGTTCGAGGGATTCTCGGAGGAAGACGCAAAGGCAATGGTCGAAGAAGCCACTCCGAAAGAGGATGAGCTTTTTGACAGCAAATATAAGGAGGAATGATAACATGGATATGAGTGGAGTAGCAACAGTAGTCTGCATCACAGTAGTCTGCTATCTGGTAGGCATGGTGATGAAAGCAACGGATATTAGCAACAAGTGGATTCCGTGCGCAGTAGGATTGGCGGGAGCGGTGCTTGGCGTTGTTGGTATGTACACAATCCCGGACTTTCCGGCGCATGACGTGCTTAATGCGGTAGCCGTCGGCATTGTCAGCGGCTTAGCAAGCACCGGAGCAAACCAGATCATCAAACAGGCACAGAAAGAGGAATAAGACATGCTTACCCCGGAGTATCTGCAGCACGCGGCAGAGGGCGCAGAAGCCATCACAGAGGATTTGCACAACAGGATCATGCGGAAGATCGTCAAGGCGATTTTAAACCGCATGGAACGCGGCGAAAACTACATGCTGACGGCGGCGGACAAGTGGAGAATCGAAGCACTGCAGGAAGCTGGCTATCTGCTGGAAGATATCCAGAAAGAGATAGCAAAGGCGACCAATCAGCAGCTATCAGAGATCAAATCGGCCTGCGTTGACGCGGGAATACAGACGCTCAAGTGGGACGACGCGGTATATAAGGCGGCTGGGCTGGTACCTACGCCGCTTCTTCTTTCCCCCACACTGATGCGCGTACTGGAAAGAGACTATAAGGCGACCGCGGGCACATGGCGGAACTTCACCCGGACGACCGCGGAAGAAGCGCAGAGACTCTTTATCAACGAGCTTGACAGCGCCTATCACAGGGTTCTGAGCGGCGGAGAGTCTTACGGCGCTGTGGTGGCTGATCTGATCGAGAAAGTGTCCGAGGAGGGGCTGACAGTCAAGTACCCGACAGGATACCGGCAGAGCCTTGAATCTGCGACCATGACCATCGTACGCACCGGCATAGCGCAGGCGGCGTGCGACGTATCAGAGACGCGGATGGAAGAGATGGATTGGGATATAATTCTTGTTTCTGCTCATGTAGGCGCACGAACGGGAGACGGCGGGCAGAACCCAGGGAATCATCTGTGGTGGCAGGGCCGCTTCTATTCCCGTACCGGAAAAGACAGGAGATACCCGAATTTCTACGAGGTGACTGGATACGGTACCGGCGAGGGGCTGGGCGGCTGGAATTGCCGACATAGCTTTGGATCTGGTGATGGCAAGAACAACCCATTCGACGAGAAAAATATCTCTTACGCAGATAATCGTAAGGTGGAAGAAGCACAGAAACGGCAACGATTGTTGGAGCGCAGAATACGAAACAGCAAAAGGCAAATTCAAACTTTGCAATATGCTATAGACAACGCAAGCGATGACGAGACGAAAAGCAAATTGCAAAGTAGAACAGAGCAAAAAGCTAATTTGCTTACTAAGCAAAATAAAGCATATCGCAAGTTTTGCGAAGACAACAACCTGCGCACTTATGGTGAGCGATTGAAAATAGCCCATTGGGACCGAAAACAGGCAGCAAGAGCCGCAGCGGATGCACGGCGATATCAAAAACGCAAAAAGGAAAAAGCAGATGATTGAGACGATTAATCAAATCATGATTCTCTGCGGCTGGATAACTACAGTAGGTGGCGCGATTGTGGTTCTGACCGGAGCATGGAAGAAATTCAAAAAGCCCGAGAGGGATCTGGAAAAGAGGATGCAGACGATGGAGGAGGATATCAAGGATATCAAGTCAAAACTTGAGAAAGATTATACCTCTATCCGCACCCAACGAGATGATATGAATCTGATAATGAGGAGCATGTTCAATCTGATCGAAAATAAGATTACAGGGAACAACATCGAGGGCTTAAAAAAAACGAGGGAAGAACTTGTAAATGCGATGACCGACAAGAAAAATTAAGAGGGCTTATCTTGAAAGTGTATGAATTCACAGTACCGGAGCTGGAATATTTTCGCACGTATTGTAATTTTACGCGTGACGAACGTACACTTTTTGATTATCGGAGTAGGAATATTCCGCTCGAAAAGTGTGCGGAACTAATGAACATTTCTGTTTCTACTGTAAAACGGATCAGCAGAAACGTAAACACCAAAATCATTAAAGTATGCTGATTGATACTTTTTTGAGCATTTCATGGGACTTTGACGAACTGTCAGAGTCCTTTTTTTGCGCCTAAAATATGAGTAGAAAGAGAACGGAGGGATGAATATGTATCCGTATATTGACCCGCAGGCATTTGCGAACGAACAGGCAATGCTTCAGCAGAGAATTAATCAGTTGGAACAGGCGAGAAACCAGCAGATGAGCATGTATGCACCACAAAGTCAGCAACAGCAGCAGGCGCCGACCAGCAACGTAAATTGGATACAGGTTGCAGGTATCGAGGGAGCAAGAAATCAGATTGTCCAGCCTGGACACACTGCCTGGATGATGGATAACAACAGCCCTGTGTTCTACGTTAAGTCTGTGGACGGCATGGGAAGCGCGACTTTCAAGGTGTTTCAGTTCGCCGAGATCTCGCCAGAAGCCCTAAACTCGGCACAGAGCCAGCCGAAAGAAGAAAGACAAGAATACGTTACGCGGCAGGAATTTGACGCTCTGCTGACGCGGTTAGGCGAAAAGCCGGAGAATAAGGAGGAACCCGTATGAATCCATTAATGAGCATGATAGGCAATATGGGCGGCGGTAACAACCCGATGGGCGCGATGATGCAGGCTATGCAGATGGTCAATAAGCTCAAACAGGCGGGCAACCCGCAGGCCGCAGTAGAACAGATGGCGCAGACAAACCCGAATGTTAAAAAAGCTATGGATATGTGCAAGGGAAAGAACCCGAAGCAGGTATTCGAGGAAATGTGCAGACAGAACGGGATGGACCCGGGGCAGTTCTCCGGGCTGTTGAAATAAGATATTAGGGCGGTGCACAGCCTTAATAAATAGAAGAATAAGGAGAAAGAACCATGACAGATGGAACAATGGGACTTAGCGCGGCTGATGTAGCAGCCGTAACGAGAAACAATGACGATGACTGGGGCGGTGGCTGCTGGTGGATCTGGATTATTTTACTGGCGTTTCTGTTCCCGATGATGGGCGGATGGAACCGCGGCGGCGTTGAAACTGGTGTGCAGGACAATTTCATTTCGGATGAATTTGTGAAACGCGATATTTTCAACACCAATCAGAACGTTTCCAACACTGCTTGCCAGACACAGAGGGACGTATTGGAAAATCGTTACACCAATCAGCTCGGCTTACAGCAGGTACAGGCGGCACAGCAGAATTGTTGCTGTGAAACGCAGAAAGAAATCCTGCAGAGCCGGTATGATGCGGCACTCATGGCACAGAATATGCAGGCGCAGATGGCACAGTGTTGCTGTGACATCAAGGAGAGCATTCTGGCAGACGGAAACGCAACCAGACAGATGATGCAGGAAAACACCATCCAGACACTCAGAGATAAGCTGGCAGACCGTGACCGCGATCTGCAGAACGCGTACAATCAGATCTCGCAGGTTTCTCAGACCCGTACAATCATTGATGCGATACGCCCAACACCTACACCGGCTTATCTTACATGCTCCCCGTATTTTGCGTATAACATGACAGGATACGGCGGATGCTGCGGAAATGGCGGTAACGTTCTGTGATGAACACAAGCGAGCTGTCCGCACTCGATCTTCTGAACCTGTTCGGTGTATTCCTGCAGGCGATGAATTATCAGAGCGACCTGTCACAGGCAAGCAATGCGGATATTGCAAAACATCTGCAGGAACAGGACAGAAAGTACCTTGACCGGATCATCGAAAACCAAAATAAAATAATCAGCATGTTGGAAGATTCCAAATCTACGAAATAGTAGTTGTGCAAAATTGCAGGGGTAGGCGTGGAGCTTACCCCTGTTTTATTAAGAAAAGGAGAGAAATTATGTTAAATGTAATTGCCAAAGCAGAACAGACAGTAGCAGCAGGACAGAATATTGTATTCACAAATACCCGCGTAAAATCCCGTCGTTGTGGATGCTCCAGCGGATGGCTGAACCACATCGAGGGAAGCGGAATTTTCACAATAACGAACCGCACGAACCTTCCTATCGCAGTGGAATTACAATTCAACGGCAACGTAACAGCGGCGGCAGCAGGCGCGACCGTGCTTACGCTGAAACTGAACGGAGAAGCGGTTGGAGGAACAGAGATGGACTATACCGTAGTTACGGCGAACACTTATCAGAATGTGAGCGCGGACACGCTGATCCCTGTACCGGCAGGAACAAGCCTTACTGTATCAGTCGGAAATATTTCTACAACCGAAGTCCTGGTAAAAGACGCGAACCTCATCATCAAAAAAGTTGCGTAGGGGGTGACGAATCATGATTACTTTCCGAAGCAAAACAGACGTAACAGATGCGGATGCTATTTTTTCGGAAATCAACAGCCGCTTCGTGGCAGCTATCATGATGCACGGCCAGATGGCAGATTATTTCGATTTTCTCGGGCTGAAAGGTTACAAACGGATACATGAGTACCAGCACATCGCAGAAAGCCTTGAGCGCCGTAAGGTGTGCCGGTATTACATCGAACGGCACGGGAAAATTATTCCAGATGCGTTTTCAGGCGATGTGAAAATGATTCCGGACGGATGGTATGCCGCAAAAAGCCTTTCCGTCGGAAAAGGCACTAAGCAGAAAGCCGTAGAGGATGGATTTTCCGCCTATCGTGAATGGGAAGAGGAGACAAAAGCGGTATATCAGAGCTATGCCGCAACGTTACTTGGAAAAGGAAATGTGGAAGATTTCATGCTTGTAGCTTCGCTGATAGATGATGTGGGCGATGAACTGAAAGAGGTTGACAAAATTATTCTTGATCTGATCTCGACCGGCTATGATATGGTCCATATCACTGAGTCACAGAAAGAATTGAACGAGAAATACAAAAAACGCATGAAAGGAATCGAGGTTGAATGATGGGAAACGTGAAAGAAGTGCTGGAAGATCAGCTTGAAAGAGAAAAAAAGTCTGCGATGCAGAAGCTCACAACAGATAACCTTGATGCTATGTTCAAGATTACGACCACACTGTGTAATCTGCGAAAAATGGAGTGTGAGAGCATTCCGGCGGTTATGATGGACGCATCAGAGACTCTGATCAAGAAATATAGTAACGGAAAATACGATAAGAATATTGACGCGCTGTATGACGAATATATCGCGGCAAAAATGGCGTACCAGGAGCACGGAGACACGGCCCATAAAGACAAGCTGATGGATTCCGTCGGCCGTCTTATGGTTGAGGTATTCGACATGCTGCAAGCCATGATTCTCGATGCGGATTTCCGCGACGAAAGACAGGCCATCATGCAGCAGATTCGAAAACTTGCTGATTCATGATGGCAAGATGGGTACAACGAAAAATACCATATATAGTACGATAGGAGTGTGAAAAGAAGTTGGGATTGGCTTGTAAGTCATTTTGATGTTCAATTCACCTCCTTTCGACGTTCTAGGGGATCCTGTTAAGAGCCTGCACAAGGCTCGGAACGTGTCTGAAATATGCCGCGTTTTCCGTTCCTCAAGCCTTTCTGAAAACGCGGCGTGTTTCTTATTATTTTATGAATTACACAATTGGGAAACAGTAATGGAAAACTGGCATCATCCCCCTTGATTCTGCCATAAGATGCTGGATCTTTGGACTGCTTGATAGGTTCGAATCCTATTTTCCCATTACCCCGGCAGAGGTTGATCTGCCTAAATCCATTACTGCCGACGGGCAGTTAAAAACAACGTTTAGGAGGATAGAAAATGCAGAATTACGAAGCAATTCTTTCAGAACTCGAAATCGAGATTCCGGAAGACAAAAAAGCGGATCTGAAAAAGAAGATGGAAGAAAACTATCGGACCAAATCAGATTACGACAAGGTGGTAACAAAACGGGATGAATACAAGAACTCGCTGGACGATGTGCAGAAAGAGCTTGAGGGATTCAAAGACGTAAACGTTGAAGAATTACAGTCGAAAGTAACAACCCTCACCACACAGCTCAATGAAGAGAAAGCCGGACGGGCAGCAGATGCCAAAAAGGCAGAGGTCGAAAAACAGGTAAATGATTTCTTGACGGCTACAGATGAAAAGGGAGCGAAGAAATACGAGTTTTTGAACAGCATTACGGCTGATTACTACCGCGCGGAGCTTGCGAAAGCTCTGGACGCTGATTCTGCAAAAGGAAAGTCCATTTCGGACATCTTCTCAGAGATGATTACCGACAAGGACGGAAAACAGAAGACAGGAATTTTCGTGGATCAGCAGCAGAAACAGACACAGCAGAATGCAGCCCGTTTTACAAAACCATCAAGTAAAGAGCATCACCAGGAAGGACAGAAATATACGATGGCTGAGCTGATGAAAATGAAGAACGAAAATCCAGGTCTTGATATTAAACAGTATATGTAACAGAGAAACCGATGGTATGTTTGTAATACCGTTGCTAACCTAATTACCTTTTGAAAGTTATAGGTAGAAAGGATTTTTTATGGCATTATTTGATACCAAAAATTTTAACGGTGAAGTATTCGGTGCGTATGTCGATGCTGTACCAAACCTCAACAGAAATGAACTTTTGAAATCCGGCGCTATTGTAGAAAAACCACAGTATGCAACTATGCTTCCGGATCAGACAGGCGGAAACTATATCACAATTCCGATCAAGGCAAGAATTGGCGGAACTGCGGATAATTATGACGGCAATACGGATATCACTGCTGATTCCAGAGATACTTACACTCACGGAAGAATTGTAATTGGACGTGCACACGGATGGACAGAAAAAGATTTCTCCTCCGATATCACTGGAGAAGACTTTATGCCAGCAGCGCAGGAAGTAGCTGAATACTGGGATGACGTAGACCAGGAAACGTTACTCTGCGTACTGAAAGGAATTTTTTCGATGACTGGCCAGAAAAACAAAGAGTTTGTTAATGACCACACATACGATGTTTCTATGTCTGCGACAGAAACAGGATTTGCGGAAACCACGCTGAACAATGCGATTCAGCAGGCACTTGGAGACAACAAAGGGAAATTCAGTCTGGCAATTATGCATTCTAAGATTGCTACTAATCTTGAAAATCTCAAACTCATTGCGTACATGAAATACAATGACGGCGAAGGAATCGAAAGAGATTTAACACTCGCCACATTGAATGGCCGCACTGTCCTGATTGATGACAATATGCCGACTGCTTCTTTGAACGCAAAATATGTCAAGGCCGCAAAAACAGATCCTGGGGCATTAAAAGTTACAACAGCCGGATCTGGTGAAGGAGAAGTGGCAAAAACCACTGTGCAGAGCGATGTAACCGACGTAAAAGAAGGAGATTATGTTGTGCTTCTTCCAGCGGGCACTGCGTACACAACGTACGTTCTCGGAAATGGTGCAATCGAGTACACAAACTGTGGTGCCAAGGTTCCGTATGAGATGGATAGAGATCCGAAGAAAAAAGGCGGAGAGGATACTTTGTATTCCCGCCAGAGAAAAATTTTTTCCCCATACGGCATCTCTTTCAAAACACCTAGTTTCATTTCTCCAACGAATTCCCAGTTAGAGAGTGGTGATAACTGGGAACTTGCAAATGATAACAGTACTTCTACCAAGAAGTATTTCCCAATCAAAGCAATCCCAATTGCACGCATCATCACTCGATAGGAGGTATCTGGCATGGCTTATGCAGACTATGAATTTTATACAACTTCATATTTCGGAGATACCGTGCCAGAATCCGACTTTCCGCGGTACGCCGAGCGGGCAAGTGATCGAATCGATATTCTGACATTCGACCGGCTTGCCGACGGGCTGCCGGAAAACGAACGGGCACAGAAAAAGATCAAGAAAGCGGTCTGTACACTGGCGGATGCGCTTTTTCAGATCGACACCGTAAAAAATGCCGCGATGGAAACAGTAGGAACCGTAAAGAGAGAAGATGGAACGGTCATCAATAAGGCCGTTTCTTCGATTTCTTCCGGCAGTGAAAGCATCTCCTACGTGACCGGAACCAGCGGTACAAATTCCAGCGTCTACGGACAAGCGGCGATGGACAAAAAGGTAGAAAACGTGCTCGTGACACAGATTATTCTCGAAAATCTACAGGGCGTTATGACGGATGACGGCGTTCCGGTCCTGTATGCAGGAATGAGGTTGTGAGATGGGTGGAAGAGGTAGCAACAGTGGAATGATGAAAACTGTAAACGGTAAGACGGTAAAACGCTTCAATACCCCCCTAAAGGCTGGAAACCCGTAGAAAATGCTCTTACGAATCCCAAAGGCTATACGTGGTACTCGAATGGAAAATCACGTTTTAGCGGTCAATATGAAACGGCGCTTGTAAAGAATAAGAAGTAGGTGAAACCATGTATGATGAAACCATAACTCTTTTCAATCGGTACGAAGATCAAACCGGGAATGTATTCTGGTATCCGACCGTGCTGCAGCATGTGGATCTTATCACGGATAAGGTCGCAAATATTGTCCGAACCGGCATTGACAGTGCCGATACGGCCAGCCTTCACGTGGCGTACACGCCATATAACGGCACAATTATGGTGCAGGGAAAGAAGTGGTTATCACCGAAAGCCTGGAAAGCTCAGACGAATGAAGAACTCCCGGGAACAATCACTTTTGCTAACGAAGATTTTTTCGTGCTCGGCGATTACTGCGTCAAGAAAGAACAGGCTTATCTTATCGACAATAACGGAGCATACGTGCAGGATCACGAGAAAAGGCCGATTTCCACAAGTGTTGAACGGCAGATGTACGGCGTGGTGAAAGACGCGGAATACACAAGCAGAGTAGACCGCGGCTTCTATGACTACATGAACAAAAAATACGATAATGTGTTTTCCATCAGCAATGTAGGCGGTCCGTACAGGCTTATTCCTCATTTTGAGATAGGGGGAAGATGATGAGTAATACAAAGCATTTCCCAAGTTTTTCGGTTGTGAACGGACACGTTAAGGTGCAAGTAGACCTTACGAGATTCGATAAGCAATTCCGGGAAGCTCAGTTTTGGCTTGACGGGCAGGTTATGAACGATATGATTCCGTACATGCCATTTCGAGACGGAATCATGGTAGACACCACCAGAGTGCGTAGCGCATCCATGCAAGGCACTGGAAAAGTGTGTGCAGGCGCTCCGCCGTATGGTCGATTCCTGTACGAAGGAAAGCTTATGGTTGATCCGGAAACACGCTCAGCGTGGGCGAGACCCGGAGCAAAAAAGGTTGTTACAGACACACCGCTGAAATTTGATAAAACGGCACATCCGTCCGCAACGGATCACTGGTTTGACGCGGCAAAGGCGGCACACGGCAAGCAATGGGTGAAAGGAGTGAAGAAACGTGCCGGAGGAGGTTAAAAAGCTCGTTACGTACGATGTTGACGGTTATGACATCGTAACAAAAGCACTTGAAACTGTTCTGAACACTTTTCCCGGTCTGCAGCCGACCGAAAAGATTAAGTTTTCATTTCTAAAAGAGGATGACGGAATCGCATTCTATCCGGTGAGCGGGGCAGTTGTCGCATCGGAAAAAAAATCGGTCACCGGGATGGTAGATCAGCTCTGCAATTACCCGTTTTTTGTGGTGTACCGTTCCGCACCTACAACGCCTGGAGTCAAGACGGAAATCAAGGAATTTTTGGACACTCTCGGAAAGTGGCTGGAAAAACAGCCCGTGCAGGTGGATGGGGAAGAACATCATCTGAATTCTTACCCTACACTTACGGAAGGAAGAGTTATTGAATCTATAACCCGTCTTACGCCATCTTATCTTGATACGGTGGCGGAGAACAAAGTGGAAGACTGGGTTATCAGTATGTCCTTAAAATATCGGAAAAAATTCAAAAAATAATCATACCGGCACCGATTCGGCAGCCGCTGACCGCGAAAAGTTACGCGGTAGAAAGGAAAAAACATGTCTAAACTTGAGCGTGAAGCAATGGCCACTTACCTTGATTCGACTTTCAAGAGAGTCGTGGCATCCGCAAGCTGGGTGCTGGTAGGTGATGACATTGAGGATATGTCCGTAGAGCTTAACCCGGACACAGAAACAACCAAAAACATTCTCGGACAGACCAAAACGAGAGACAACGGATATGAGCCGTCTATGGATGCTGACCCGTTCTATGCTGATCCGGATAACAAGCTGTATCCGGTGCTGCGAGATATTGCCCTCGAGCGTAAAAAAGGCGATGCTTGTAAAACACTTATGCTAGAGGTCATCGTGGAGGACACAGCGGCAACAAATCATCTTGCTTACGTGCGTGAGGTCATCGTAAAACCGCAGTCTTACGGCGGCGATACTGCAGGTCTCAATATCCCGTTCGCTGTTTCTGAGGATGGCAAATTCACAAAAGGCTACGTAAGCGCAGCTTCTCTTAAAACCGGAACTCCGGAATTTAATGAGGGCGCAGCGCCAGCTTCCGATAAAAGCACATCCCTGGCGTAAGATCACACACGAATAGAAAGGAGCTTTCCAATGAGCAACAAACTCGTAAAACCGCAGAGTAACGATATCATTATTGATGATGGCTTAAAAACTTATTATATCAAAAATAAGCAGGGCCATGTATACGGGAAATTTGATTTTCGACCGTCCGACACCAATCTTATCTCACGATATGATGAGGTTGTAGAACATCTGAACAGCTTTTCAGTGCCGGAAAACGAACCGGCGGACATTAAAAAGGTTGAAAGCATGGTTGCTGATGAGCTTTCCTATCTGATCGGATCGGATTCGAAAGAATCATTTTTCAGCATCTTAGGCCCGTTCTCTCCGCTTGCTTCTGGAAAGCTGTTTTTCGAAGAAGTTGTTGACGCTATCGGCCGCGTGATCGAAACTGAGACCGAACACAGGGCGAAGAAAGTTCGAACACGTATGAATAAATACGTTGCTAAATATCGTAAATAATGGACGCGTGGAGCCTTCCGACATCGCTCAACGTTGCAGGAAAAGAATATCCAATACGCTCAGATTACCGAGTGGTATTGGATATTTTGCAATGTATGAACGATCCCGAGATTTTCGAACCAGATATGACCGAGGACGAAAAGAGGGCTGAACAGGTCATAAGTATGTTAGCTATCCTCTATATTGATTTTGACGATATGCCACCCACCGAATGGGAAGAAGCATCAGAAAAAGCATGTGAATTTATTGACTGCGGATTTTCAGAGGACACAAAGCGAAAAAGGCCAAAATTAATGGACTGGATACAGGATGCAACCATTATTATTCCGTCTATCAATAAGGTTGCCGGAAAAGATGTGCGCGGTCAGAAGTATCTGCACTGGTGGACTTTTTTTGCATTCTACGTGGAGATCGGCGAAGGCACGTTTGCGACCGTGGTAAGTATCCGAGATAAAAAAGCCAAAGGAAAGAAACTGGACAAGTGGGAACAGGAATATTACAGAGATAACAAGACTATCATCGATCTCAAATCGGCAAGCGGCCAGAGAAGCGAAGAAGAAAAAGCAGCTCTTAGAGAGCTTTTCGGAATATCAAAATAACTGCCGGAGCATACGGAGCACCGGCATAAACCGTTAAAAGTTACACGGTAGGAAGGAAAAACGCATGGCGGGACAGGCTGACGGCTATATCATCATTGATACGGAGATTGACACCAACGGCGCAAAAGCTGGCAGTAAGGAGCTGGAAGCGAATGTGCGGCAATGTATCTCGTCTATTAATGGTCTTGGAGACAAGGCCAAAGCATCACTAAACAAACAGGCGAATGCGTTCTCGAAGCTGAACGATCAGTACAGAGAGCAGGAAAAAAGAGTCGAACAGCTCAAAGAAAAGGTTGCTGAACTCGGAAAACAGCAGATACCGACCGACGAATACAAAGAGATTCAGACACAGATAGAGTCTGCTAAGACGCAGATGGACAAACTAATCTATGCGCAGGAAAAATTTGTGGCGCTGGGCGGCAGTGAAGACAGCAAAAAGTATAAGAGCTATCAGTATGATATTGACCAGCTCGCAAAAACAATTGAATATGCAAAAGGTGAGTTGCAGGATCTTGAAGAAACAGGAAGAGCGTTCACGTCCGCACTAGGATCAGAAACTCCAACCCAGCAGTACGCACAGCTTGAGTCAGAACTTGCGAAATTGGATGAGAAAATTTCGATTACCAAAGAAAAATGGGATGAACTTTGGTCGTCGAATGATGACGGAAGTAAGACGGCAGAAATGGGAGAGCTTGCGGTTGACCTTGACTTTTTACGTGACAAATACGATTCGGTCGCAAACAAAATGCGTGAGATGGAAGAAGCCGGTACTGCAACGATTAATACCGAACCTACAAAAGAAGCAGCAGCGTCGACGGAAAAACTGGCGCAGGAAGAAGAAAAGCTGGCAAATATCAATGACCGGCTGAAAACGTCATATGACGGCGTAAAATACAGCATTGATAATTATTCGAAATCAGCAAGCAGCGCAGCAACAAAAAAAGCCGCTGGCGACGGAGAAAAGCTGGCAAATTCAAATAAAAAAGTGGCTGACAGCGGAAGGAAAGCCGCAAATTCGCTGAAAGAGACCGGAAGCGCGGCGGGAAATGCCAAAAACGGAATTATGACGTTGTTAAAATACGGTCTAGGCATCCGCTCATTATTCGTACTTTTCAATAAGCTGAGAAGCGCGGTTGTGGCTGGAATGTCAAATTTGGCGCAGGAATCCGGCTCAACCAACTCGGCTATCTCTATGTTGTGGAGCAGCCTGGACCGGCTCAAAAACAGTCTTGCGACAGCATTTGCGCCGATTCTTACGGCGATTGCACCTATTCTGTCCAAATTTATCGACATGCTTAGCACCGCGGCAACATACGTGAGTATGTTTTTTTCGATGCTTTCCGGGAAGAAAACATACACCCGAGCATTAGCCGTCCAGAAGGACTACGCGGCATCTCTAAGCGATACGGCATCGAGTGCGGAAGATGTAGCGGACGCAACCAACGACGCGGCAGATGCGGCAGATGCGGCCGCAGAAGCAACGGAAAAATACCTTTCTCCTCTCGATGATCTGAACAAGATGGATTCGAAAAGCGACAGCGGTTCCGGCAGCGGCGGGGGCGGCAAATCCCCGGGAGCTGGCGGCGGTGGAGGAGGAACAGGCAGTGCGCCGATGTTCACGGAAGAGCAGATCCCTAACGCTTTTCTGGATAATCTGCAGAAAGTTTTTGATTTACTGAAAAAGATTAAAGACATGTTTATGTCCGGCTTCTGGGATGGCCTTGGAGATTACAAACCGCAGCTTGCAGAGCTGAAAAAGGATCTGGCATCCATCAAAAGGAATCTTGCGGAGATCTTCACGGACCCGGAAGTAGTAGGAGCCGCAAAACGCTTTGCAGAATCTGTAATCTATAATCTCGGGGTCGTAGCCGGATCAATAGCAAGCGTAGGTCTTACACTGGCTGTTAATCTTGTAGGCGGTTTTGAAAGCTATCTAAGCAGAAATAAGGATAGAGTCAAGAAATTCTTGGTTGATATTTTTAACGTCGGCACAGAAATGGCAGATCAGTTTGGTCTTATTGCAAAAACCATAGCCGAAGTGTTTGCAAACACGTTTGGAACACAGACGGCACAGGATCTGACTGGAAATATTATTGGAATTTTTGCAACTTTGGGAGGTCTGGCCGTAGAAATTTTTTCACGATACGAACGGGATAAGATGTATCTTATTTCACAGCCGTGGATTGACAACAAGGATAAGATAACAGAAGCAATTAATAATACAATTGCTCCGATACAACATCTCGCGCAGGTTATCGAGGACTTTTTAAACGATACATCCGACAAAATTATTGCATTTTATGATGAGAGCGTTAAGCCATTTATTGATGACTTCGAATCAGGCTGTGCGTCTATTTTGGAAACACTGCTTGATCTTTACAATAGTTATGTAGTGCCTATCATCGATGAATGGGGAACGCGGCTCGAAGATTTGATTAATGGACCTCTTACAGATTTTGTCGATAAATTCCTTGATGTGTGCGCAAAAATCATTGATGCGCTACAGCAAATTTGGAATAACGTTCTTGTTCCCCTTATTAATTGGATTCTTCAAAATGTAATTCCGTTATTGGCTCCTGTAGTACAATGGCTAGGCGACGCGGCTATTGATTTATTGGGCGCTGCGGTAGAAATGGCGAACGGAATTCTGGATATGCTCGGCGGTTTGATCGATTTCCTTGTTGGTGTGTTTACGGGCGACTGGAAAAAAGCTTTTTCCGGTGCAGGACAAATAGCACAGGGATTTGCGGATACATGCGGCGCTGTAATTGAATGGATTGGAGACTATATTTTAACTCCATTTATGTCACTGGTGAAAAAATTATTCTCTGTTGACTGGGTAAAATATTTTGGCGTAGCTGGCATTGCTCCGCAGGTTCTTTGCGATTTGATTAAGTCAATATTCGGAACTATGAAAAACGTATTTATTGGGATTATGAATTTTATTAAATACGCGTTTACTGGTGACTGGCGGAATGCTTGGCAGAGCGTCAAAAATATCTTTTCGAGTATCATGAGCGGAATTGGTGATGTTGTGCGTGCTCCGATTAATGGGATCATCAGCATGGTTAATCAGGCAATCGGAGCAATCAATAATCTGATCCGCGGCGTGAATAGAATTCCGCATGTAAATATTCCAACTATCGGAAGAATCCCACATCTGGCATCCGGTGCGGTCATCCCACCAAACCAGGAGTTTCTGGCAATGCTCGGAGATCAGAAAAGCGGAAACAATATCGAAGCACCAGAGGGGCTTATCCGTAAGATTGTCCGGGAAGAGTCTGGAAAAGGCAATGGAAGCTATACTTTCGTTGCACAGTTGGACAGAAAAGTCCTGTTCAAGGAAACAATCAGCGAAGCAAAGCTGCAGCAGATACAGGGTGGAAATAACCCATTCGAGCTGTCTACGACTTAAGGAGGGCATACATGGCACAAAATCATTTGCAGTTTGATGGCTACACGCCGCCAGATGTTGACGAAGATGGTTACACAATTGCTTTTGCAGCAACATCTTCGGACGATTCCGGGCGGCTTATGAACGGCAAAATGGTCAACACAAGGTTATTCACCGTTGAAGCGTATAACCTTAAATGGACCGATATTACCCTTGAAGCAGCAGCGGAAATCCTTTCAAAGACTGTTTTCAAGTCTCAGTTCAATTTCCATTATTTCAATATCAAAACCGCAAAATGGGAGACACATGCTTTTTATGTTGCAAACGTTGACACAGCGATGTATTCCCTCAAAGAGGGCGAGGAAAAATGCACAAGTCTTAGTTTCCAGGTAACGAGGATTGACCCATCATGAAAAATGTAAGCACAGAATTTAGGAAAAAAGTAGAAAACGGTTCTGCATGTTATGCGTACGCGAACGTGGTTTTACGGAACGGCACAAAATTGACTCTGGATCCGTCCAAAGATTTTCGAATTGACGGTAACAGCATCACCACCAATGGGGGAAGTTCATTCCCCCTCGGTGTGGCGCTTTCAAGAACAATAGAGCTTAATTTGGATAACTACGACGGAAGATTTGATGCCATTGACTTTTACGGCGCAGAAATCACGCTTTTTACGGGAATGACGCTGGATGATGGAAGCGTAGAAAAAATCAAAGAGGGAATCTTTTCTGTAGTTGAGCCGACCACGCCGGGATCCACAATTACGCTTGTTGCTGCAGATTACATGGCGAAAACATCCGATAGTTACGTTGCAAATACGACGTTTCCGGCGACTATATTTAATATCTATCTGGATGTCTGCATTCAGTGTAATCTTGTTGCTGGCAGCGCGAAATTCACAAATGGTGATTTCGTGGTAGATGCAATTTCTGAAAATGTTACATGCAGGGAGATGCTCGGATATATCGCTATGATTGCTGGCGGAAATGCCATGTGCGATTCCAACGGTGCTGTTATTATTAAGAGCTATGATTTTTCCGGCCTTAAAAAGTCAGATGGCACGTATGATTACACGAAAGCACAGAATTTTTCTGGATTTCAGAAGAATCCGAGCATTTCGACAGATATGATTCGGATAACTGGAGTTAAGGCGGAGAACGACGATGGAGATGAAAAGCAATCTTATATTGTAGGTTCGGAAGATTACTGCTTCTTGATCGAAAATCCATTGATTTCCGGCAAAGAAGCACAGGCACTGCAGCTAATCGGAAATGTTATTGTCGGGCTGGAATTTTACACATTCAGCGGAGATCACATTTCAAACCCGCTTGCTGAGTTTATGGACCCGTGTTTCGTGCAGGATATGAAAGGAAATCTTTTCTTTTCCGTTCTGAGCAATATTACTTACACGTACCTTGGCAGTACGTCTATTTCCTGCGATACAGACAGCCCAGAAACCGTAAAGTCGCAAAAGGCGACATCTGGCTCGAAAGTATACCAGAATCTCAAAAAGCAGCAGCAGGTTATTAAAAAAGAATTTGAAAAACAGATGGACGCTCTCGAAAAACAGGTTTCCAACGCACCTGGAACCTATATTTCGAGCGAAGTGCAGCCGGATGGCAGCAGCATCTACTATCTGCACGATAAGCCTACACTTGCGGAATCCAAAAGTGTTTTCAAAATAACGGCTGATACAATCACAGCATCGACCGACGGCGGAAAGACTTGGAACGGTGGATTTACTGTAGATGGAGTCATGATAGCTAAGATCATGACTACTATTGGTATTAATTTCGATTGGGGAGTTGGCGGCACCCTTATCATCCAGGACAGAAACGGAAAACAGACCGTCTACATGGATGCTGAAACGGGAGAAGTCCGGCTTAGCGTGGTTTCTCTTTCCATTCAGGGCGAAACGGTGGCAGATATTGCCGAAAAAAAAGCGGAATCTTCTCTGAACGACTTTGCAAGCAATATATACAACCCTATGATTTCCAGCCTGCAAAAGCAGATTGACGGACAGATCGAAACGTTCTATTACGATTACGAGCCTACGCTAAACAACGTTCCGGCGAAAGAATGGGATACTGAGGAGAAAAAGACGGCTCATGAGGGAGACTTATTCTATTGGAAATCGAAAGGCTATGCGTACCGCTTCCAGAAAGACGGATCGGCGTGGAGTTGGCAGCTAGTACAGGATACCGATATCACGCTTGCCATGCAGAAAGCCGCAGAAGCGAAAGAAACCGCAGATTCAAAACGCCGCGTTTTTACAGCTACGCCGTATCCTCCGTACGATGTAGGTGACCTGTGGGTGGGAAATGATACTTCCGACCTTATGAGATGTCAGCGCTCACGACAGTCTGGTGCCTATGATTCTTCTGACTGGATCAAGGCGGTTAAGTATACAGACGATTCTGAACTTAACAATTTCATCTACACCGATTATGCCGAAGCACTTGTCGAAATCTCCGAATCGATCGACAAGAAAGCCGAAACGTGGTTCCAGGCAACAGATCCGGCGCTCCAATGGACAGATAATAGCACCTCTGAACCATTGCAGGACCATACCGGCGCAAATATCACAGACAGCACCGGTGCAAACATTCTGACCGTATGGGAGCGCGAAAAAGCGGCTCATAACGGCGACTTGTGGCATAACACAACCAATAACGTCGAGTACATCTATAAGGATGGATCCTGGCACGAAATGAGCGTTCCAGACGATGTTTTTGACAAAATCGACGGCAAGGCGCAGATTTTTGTTGGAGAACCGATTCCCCCTTATGACGTAGGCGATACATGGTTCACCGGAACAACTATCCTTGTCTGCGTAGTTAAGCGCACATCTGGAAAGTATAATGCGTCCGACTGGGCGAAAAAAGATACTTATACAGACGATACCGCGCTTGAAAACTTCCTTTCTGGCGACTACAAAGAGACTATTGCCGACTTGTCTACTCAGATTGACGGTAAGGCGGAAACGTGGCGGCAGAGCACTGATCCGGCGGCCAATTGGACAACGGATGAGCTGAAAGCCCAGCATAAGGGCGACTTGTGGAACAACACAGAGAACCAGAAAACTTATATCTATAATGGCTCAGCATGGCAGGAAATGACATCAACGCCGCCACAAGCCGTATTTGACGCGATTGATGGAAAGGCTAAGATTTTCGTAAAGCAGCCAACTACGCCGTATGATGTGGGTGACTTATGGTTCGATTCTTCCAGTGCAGATATTATGACCTGTACGACTGCGAGAGAGAGCGGAAATTTTAATGCTGCAGACTGGGAAAAAAGAAATAAATATACTGATGATTCCTCTCTTAACAACTGGATAAAGGGAGACTATGCAAAAACGCTCAAGGATGTGCAGACGCAGATAGATGGGAAAGCCGAAACGTGGAGACAGAGCACAGACCCGTCTAAGTCGTGGACAACAGACGCACTGAAAAAGCAGCATAAGGGTGATCTGTGGTACAACACGACCGAGCAGAAATCCTATATCTACAGCGGTAGCGCGTGGGAACAGATGAAAGCAGAGCCGCCGAGCGGTGTCTACGATGCGATTGACGGAAAGGCTCAGATTTTCGTAAGCCAGCCAAAACCTCCGTACTCGATCGGTGACCTGTGGTTTGACTCGACGAGTGCCGATATCATGACTTGCGTAACCGCCAGAGAGTCCGGCTCGTATGTTGCCGGAGATTGGCAGAAGCGAAATAAGTATACGGATGACTCCGCCGTAAAAGCAGTCAGCAAGGAGCTGGGCGATTTCATCACCACGTATGACGACGAGATGGAGAAAATCTCCAATTCGATCGACAAAAAAGCCGAAACATGGTATCAGACAACCGACCCAGCCTTACAGTGGACGGGAACGACCGCAGAAGCGTTGCTGGATCACACCGGAGCGACCGTTACGGACAGCACCGGCGCGGCGATCATGACCGTGATTGAGAGTGAAAAGATGGTTCACGATGGCGATCTTTGGAAAAACCCATCGACCAATAAGGAATACATCTATCAAGCCGGAATTTGGCATGAAATGAGCATCCCGAACGATGTTTTCGACATCATAGACGGAAAGGCTCAGATTTTCGTAAGCCAGCCAAAACCTCCGTACTCGATCGGCGACCTGTGGTTCAGCTCGGCGACATCCGACATTCTTACCTGCGTTGTGGCTCGTGAGTCTGGCTCGTACGTGGCATCCGACTGGCAGAAGCGGAATAAATACACGGATGACTCCTCACTTAATAGCTGGATCAATGGAGAGTACGCAAACACTCTTGCTGATGTTAAGAATCAGATAGATGGGAAAGCCGAAACGTGGAGACAGAGCACAGACCCGTCTAAGTCGTGGACAACAGACGCACTGAAAAAGCAGCATAAGGGTGATCTGTGGTACAACACGACCGAGCAGAAATCCTATATCTACAGCGGTAGCGCGTGGGAACAGATGAAAGCAGAGCCGCCGAGCGGTGTCTACGATGCGATTGACGGAAAAGCGCAGATTTTTGTAAAGCAGCCAACCACGCCGTATGCGGTGGGAGACCTCTGGTTTGACTCATCGACCGCGGACATCATGACCTGCGTAACAGCACGGGAGAGCGGAGATTTTGCGGCTACGGACTGGCAGAAGCGGAATAAATACACGGACAACTCCGCGGTAGATGCACTGGACAAGGCCTTAACACAGCTTGAAATTTTTAACCGACTCACCAATAACGGCGCTGCACAGGGCCTTTTCTTGAAAGATGGAAAACTGTACCTCAATTTCTCGTACGCACAAGGAGGAACCTTAAAACTTGGCGGAGTCAACAACGGCAACGGTCAAGCGGAAGTGTATGATTCCAGTGGAAATAAGATCGGAAGCTGGAACAAAGACGGTTTTAATTTGCAGAAAGGTTCCATATATGGTACGCAGATCCACCTTGAGTCACAAAATGACTATATACAAGGCACGGTCAACGGAAATGAAGCTGTCAAAATCTCCACAGGCGGCGTAAAAGTTGACAGTACGGCTAACTGGGGACTTGGCGTTACTCGGAAAGAATATATTTTTGAAATGAATCCGTACTTATTCCCTGGCGTTCGATTGCTTGATCGATCAACGGGAGCTGGAATTGGCAGCACGTGGACAAGCGGACACTTCGGAATGTGTTACACGGACGATCTTTCAGGATATTCCTCTGTCACTGATTTGCTCTCGAATTATGGTGTATACATGAAAGCCGGAAAAGAGGATGCAAACGGCGGCTTTTATGCAATAGGAAATGGACTTGGAAAAGGTTCACGTGTAACCGCAGAGGGAATCTACACTTCTGGAACCAAAAATAGAATTGTAGATACCGAAAACTACGGTCAGCGTCTCCAGTATTGCTATGAGATGCCAAGCCCGTTCTTCGGAGACATCGGAGAAGCGGAAACGGACGAAAACGGCCTGTGCTACGTTCAGATTGACGATATTTTCGGCGAAACAGTGCTGAGAAATGACAAGTATAACGTGTTCTTGCAGAAAGAGGGATGCGGCGACCTGTGGATCGAGGAAAAAACGGCAGACTACTTTTTGGTCAAAGGAACACCAAATCTTAGCTTTTCATGGGAGTTGAAAGCTAAACAGGCAGATTACACGCTAGAAAGACTGGAAAAGAACGAAACTCCATATGAAAAAGAGCCGGAATTGGACTACAGCGAAATCGGCTATCAGACGTATATTGATTATGTAGAATCGAAAATTATAGCATGAAAGGAGAAACAATGAAAGTCTTAACAAGTTTTACGAAATTAGTAACCGGCGAGGGCATCCGGATCGCTTACACCTATTCAGAGGTGGACGATTCCGGCGACCTTATCAGTCAGAATAACCGCGGCAATTTTGTCGCGGTTAACCCGGAATTGAAAAAGCATATCGCCGCAATTGATGAATATATTGAAAATAATCAGCTCAATAAGGAGGAAAACTAATTGGCAAAATTCACAGATTACACCGAAAAAACAGAACCGGTAGACACCGACCTTGCTCTCATCTACGACACCCCAGCCAAAGTGAATAAAAAGTTTACTTTCGGCAATCTGTGGAAATGGATTGCTAAGAAAATCGTGTCTGAGGGTATCTCTCAGCTCGATACGACTAATAAGACAATCCCGGGAGCCATTAACGAATTAAATAGTAATCGGCTCAGAAGTTCAGAAAACATAGTTTCTGCTTCTGATCTTGCTGAAGATTTACTTATAAAATGTGATTATGGAGAAATTAGGTTATTCACAATACAAAGCACAGTACGTATCGATCAAGGTTCTCCGGATGGCAGAGGCGGATTTCTACTTGTACAGCAAAGCAATTCCGGCAGCAAATACGGAATTGTTGTGCTTTTTTCTTACGCTCAAACTATATGGATGAAAATTAAAAATAATACTTGGAGCGAGTGGGCAAAAATACAATTGTCTTAAAGCAAAATAGTAAGACCTTCATTAATACTCAAAATCTTCCCACTTCTTAAAGTGGTGAGATGAATTGCGGAGAATATATATTCAAAAGGAAGTGATTATAGATGCTCGTAGCATACAAATACAGACTGTATCCAAATAAAGAACAACAAGTATATTTTGCAAAATGTTTTGGATGTGTACGATTCATCTATAATCGTATGCTTTCAGATAAGATTGATTATTATAAAGAAACAAAACAGAACAACAGACTAGATTTGAGCAGACGAATAATAAATTTGCAATGTATGTAACACAGACGGACTTGATAAAACAGTAAGCGATATCAAATCAAAACAAGATAATTATTTTCAATTTGATGCGAACGGCCTTACTATTGGAAAGAAAAATAATCCTTATCAAGTTGTTATTAGTAATGAAAAATATCAAATGTTATCAGGAGGAAAACCATTAATGTCTATTGAATATGGAGAGTTAACAATTCCGAATGCGGAAAACGTAAGATACAGCCATCACCGATACGTAGTCTAACAAGCCTACAAAGAGCCGTGAGAAAAAGAGTACAATGTTCCTAAGAATCGAAATTTTGGGAAAAGGAGCATCGACAAATGAGAATTGACAGATCATTAATCAGTAACACGAACACTTACAGTGAGAACGATCCTAAATGTATCGTAGTCCACAACACGGATAACTTCGCCGCCGGAGCAGACGCGCTGGCACACGCACGAGCGCAGTATAACGGCAATTTTCAGAATATGTCCGCCCATTATTACGTGGATGATGGTGACACCGCTTATCAGGCGGCACCGCACAGCCGTGGGTGTTGGCACGTCGGGGTTAATTACGGCGGTAATAACCTGTTTGGACGCTACGGCAACCGTAGCAGCATCGGCGTTGAGATGTGCGTGCAGGCGGGATATAATTACGAAAAAGCGTTTCAGAACACGGTAGCGGTCGTCAAAGAGATCATGCGGGAGACGGGTATTCCGGCAAGTCGCGTATACCGCCACTACGATATCTGTAGCAAGCACTGCCCGAGCCAGATCATCGAGAGAGGGGATTGGGAGCGGTTTAAGAGCTTGATCAGTGGTGCGGCATCGGCCGAACAGCCAGAAAGTGGAAAATATGAGCCGGGTATCTACAAGGTTAATACCGACCTTAATATTAGAGAGCAGCCAAACGCAGACAGCCGCATCGTCGGCATGATCACGGATCAGGGTAGCTATACGGTAACAGAAATTCAGAATACAAGCTGGGGACGACTGCTCTCCGGTGCGGGCTGGATCAACTGCCATTCAAAATTCTGCACGTATGGCGGCGCGGCCAAAGAATCAACCTCAAAAGCGATCACAGTCGATGGTGTGTGGGGTCATGAGCTGACCAAACGCTTGCAGGAGATTTTTAAGATTGGAGTAGACGGCGTGATCAGCGATCAGCCGACGAGCAACAAAAAATACTGTGCTGGCATTGCGGCGGCCGAATGGTCTGGCAAACTGTCCGGCGGCTCCGATTTGATCAAAGCCATGCAGAAATGGGCAGGAGTGACCGCAGACGGATATATCGGACCGCAGACCATCCGTGCGCTCCAGGAAAAGCTCGGCACACCGGTAGACGGCGTGATCAGCTACCCGTCAGCGATGGTACGCGCTCTGCAGGAATGGTGCAATCGGCAGTAAAAAAATATAAAAGATATCAAGAGGCGTGGGGATTTTCCCTACGCCTTTTTTTATTGCCATTTTTTAAGGTAAAATTAAAATAATTGAATACATCAACAATTACATAAAGAAGAAATACGATCGGATAAATTTGGTTGTACCGGCGGGAAGCAAACAAGTTATTAAAAGTAGGGCTGCACAAAAAGGAAAAAGTGTCAATCAGTATATAAATGAACTGATCGACAATGACTTAAAAAATAGTAAAGAGAAAAAAGGAGATAAGAAAATGAAAAAATTTGAAATCGTAAAAACAACAGCAGAAATCAGCTGGAAAGAAAGGGATGAAATCAAGGAAGGATGCACGATGTACGATGTGGATCCGGAAAAAATTGATTCATTCGGAACCAAAGAGGAAGCCGAAAAGGAATTGAAAAAATACAAAACGGATGTTTGCGCATCCGGAAGCCTCTTCACGGTCGAAGAGTTTTCGATCCAGGAAAACGAATATGACGAAGACGGCGAGTGGATCGGAGGCGGAGATATTTGGAAGTTTACTCCAATGGAAATTTTCGTGGTCGACAAAGAAACGCGGAAAACGATCGCAAAAGTCAAAACTTACGAAGAGGCGGAGGAGGCCGCAGAAGAGTATGAGGGCGATGCAGGCGCCGATATCGCGTTTTGCGAATAAAAAAAGAGTCGTGTCAAAATGGCACGGCTTTTTTATTTGCAAAAAATGCACATTATACGTAAAATATATTGATATTATACGTATAATGTGCTAATATATAATCACAGAAAGGAAATAAACAAATCAGAAAGGTGGTAGCAAAAATGGAAGAAAAAGTGGTAATAATGAATAGTTCGGAAGCAAAGAATTTAAATGAAAATGAATATTTCACTGCATATTTTAATGAATGGGATGAAAGCGGAAGAGAATGTAAAGCAAGTTGGGCAGTATCTGTAAAAAAAGGATATGGAAAAGTGTTCACAATCGAACTTGCAAATAAATTTCTTTCGATGGCCAACGAAGGATACAAAAAAATGTTTGGCAAAGATGTCAATTTTAATGATGTAAAATATGATATGACAGATTATTACGAGGATCTTGATGGGTGGACGAGATACACCGGAAAAAAGAAAATTGGAAGATACAACAAAAGAAAAAATATTTTGAGGATTTTTGTCGATGATCTGCCTGTGTACGAGAACAATAACGGAAGAATTTGTAGAGATGCAACAGCACTTGCGGATTCGCTGATGCACTAATGGGAGGAAAAAGCATGTCCAAAGAAGTTTACAGAAGTTTTGAAGGAAAACTGGATGTTGATTGTCGAGATGGATACATTATTTTGGAGTTAAAAGATTTTTGGGAGATTAGATTTTTGACTGTTGATGGTTCTGATGATATGGTAAGAATAAGAAAAGAATTTCTTTCTGAAAATGATTTTTCAAATAGAGATAAAATAAATGATCTTTACGTAAGCATTTATTTTAATTGGGGTGATTTTGGACAGTGTTGGTTTAATGGAAAATGGTATGGATACGATACAATTTGTAAAATTCAAAGAAAAAATAAAGATGATAATTGGCAGAGATATGTCTGATGAAAGGGGAAAATATGAATAAAGAATTTAATCAAACTGAATATGTGAATGACTTTATTAGGAAAAAATATGATCGTATAAATTTGTTGATTCCGGCAGGAAATAAAGAAATTATTAAAAGCAGGGCTGCGAAAAAGGGGAAAAGCGTTAATCAGTATTTAAATGATTTGATTGAAGATGATTTGAGAAGGTAGTATTATAATGAGCAAAAATGTTAAGAAGTGTATTATTTGTGGAAGGGAATTTTATTGCACCCCATCTCGTAATGTTGTGACATGCTCAAGGGAGTGCAGGCTGATACATTTAAGCCAGACACACAAAGGAGCGAAACGCTCCGAGGATGTTAAACAAAAAATGTCGGATGCAAGACGTAAGAATCCTCGAAATGCGGAGATACAAAGAAAAGCAACAGAAGCAGCAAAGAAAAGCCCAAAATCCGGAAGATTTGAAACGAATAGAGCTGCGATAGATTGGCATCTAATAAGCCCGGAAGGAGAACATTTCCATGTTCATTCTTTGACTTTTTGGCTTAGAGAAAATTGTGATAAATTTGGAGTAGAACCAGATTCTAAAGAATTTTTTAATACGATTGCTGGGCTAAGCAGAGTTAAAAGGTCAATGCTGGGAAAAATCAAAGGAGAAAATCGTCCATGTTTAACTTATAAAGGATGGCGTGTATTACCAACAGATTATGATCAGCATCTGGCAGAAGAAAAACGAAAGAAATAATAATTTCTTCTGAAAGAAAATAAAACCGTGTCAAAAATTGACGCGGTTTTTTATTTGACATGGTGGGCACAATATGCTAAGATCTGAATGTGTCATTTTCGTGTCATGGGATCGTTGGAAAATGGCGTATTTGCGGGCAGAATAAGAGGTATGGATACTTGACTTTTAATCAAGTTGTCCGGGGTTCGAATCCCCGATGCTTCACTAATTGAAAAGGCTGGAAACCCTAGTAAAATCAAGGGTTTTCAGCCTTTTTTCGTTGTCGGAATGAAATTATCGGAAAATCAAAGTAAGGTATTGTAGAGGAATGTAGAGGAATGTAAATGTGTCATTTTTGTGTCACATGGAAAGAGCAGCTTCCACCGCTCCGGCGGTATCCTCTTTTTCCAGCATGATGTGATTGTAAATCCTCAAAACCATTGCTTCGTCATCCCCCAGGAGAGATGCTATATTCTTGATTGAGATACGCGGGATCTGGTAGCAGAGTGAAGTACAATAGTTGTGGCGGAAAATATGGGCTGTGAGTCCGCAGACGGGCTTTTCGGCGACTCTATTCATTTCCTTTATGATTCTTTCCCACTTCCGGCGGTAAGAGGATTTAGACACCATTTTGCCGCCCTGCATAGCAAATAGCAATGTCCCTTTGATGTAAAACCGAACGTAGTTTTCCAGCGACGCGCAGAGCTTGGACGGGATCGGCACCTTCCGGAAGCCGTTTTTTGATTTTGGGTCTTTGATGCTCGGCCTTCCAGCCTCATCAAACTCAACGGCCTTGTTGACGTTGATTGTTTTCTCGACAAAATCAATATCAAACCGTGTAAGCGCAAGAGCTTCTCCACAGCGTAGGCCGGTGGAATAAAGGATATCCACAAAAATCCGGTCAGATGGGGATAACTCAGCGTCTTTCATGGCTTTTTTCTCGTTTTCCGTCAACGGCCGTTTCTCGTCGGCCTTGTAGTCGATCGGCTTCATAACGTCTTTTAGATCCTCCAGCAAGTTAGCCGGATAGAGCCGATCATGTACCGCAGACCGCATGATCTGCGAAAAAGTGAGTTGGATCTGCTGCTGAATCCGCTTTTTCCCGGCCGCGTCGTTGATAACCGTCTGATAGTGGATCGGCAGGATGTCGCAGAGCCGCACGCCGTCAAGCTGTCCCAGGTGCTTGTCTATGATGTTTTTATACATCCTTTTGGTGTTATTCGCCGCTTCGGCCTTGTAGACTTTCAGCCATCGCCCCGCGTAGTCATTAAACTGTATATTTTTATTCTGTACTGCCTGCAAGTTGCTCACTCTGTCATTGTAAGCTGTCACTTTTGCTTCCAGATCCTTACTGCTTTTTCTGGATCTGATCGTGATGTAGTGCTTTTTTCCATCAACATAACTTCCATCCCACACACGGGCTTGAAAATACCCGTTCTTTTGCTTTGTATATTTCGCCTTTGCCATCTTAGGCTCCTTTCGTTTAGTGGCTGGAAAAGCCACAGAGACGGCGCAAAATGGGTGCAAAAAAGCGGCCGCAAACAGACGGGAAAAAATAGTCGAAAAAAATCGAAAATTTTCCCGTTCCACTTGCGAAGCCGCCGGAAGTGTGATAACATAATCATGTTCATTAGATTATTCCTTCCGGGGAGTAACCTCTTATGAAAGGCCTAACAGATTGCGCCACAGTCTGTTAGGCCATTTTTTATTATCTATACATAATACGGATTCGGTTTTCCGAGAATCGCAAACAGGTCGATAATCCAGCCTATTCCGAAAAGACCCATAGTACAGAGGTACAGGATACCCATTCCGAACTTTCCTTCGTAAAATTTGTGTCCGCATAAAGTAAAAAGACACAGAAAGAAAGCAACCCATTTATTTTTTGGCTTTCCTGTGACGTATACTCCTTGGCTTGCACTCGCCGCCGCAGCTGCTGATGAAGAAGCAGAAGAGGATGCGCTGCTACTGTTGTTGTTATTAATAATAACGTTCTTCTGATCTGTTTTAAGATCCTCAACCTGCTTTCCACACTTAGGACACACGACACAATCCGCGTCAATAACCTGTCCGCAATGTTTGCAATATTTTGTCTCTGCCATATTGACTCCCCCTATCTGCGCAGAACCGTGATAACCACGCCAAATTTAACCCATTCCCTCATCTCGTCCGGGTTGTTGGTATCTATGGTTATGATATCTCCATACCCGTTTATCGGCTCCATTCTGCACGGTTCCGACTGGATAAATTTACGGATGTACGCCCGCCCGTTCTTTTTATTGACCAGGACGCATGTATCACCGTCCCTGGGCGGCCGCTTCGAGATTCCGATGATGTCGCCCTTGATATATACGGGATGTAAGTGGTTCGATGTTATCCGGATGCCACAGTGCAGCCGCTCTCCGTATTTCTCGATATATTCCGGGCAATACACATGCTCTTCATGTGCGGAATCCAGAACCATCCCATCTTCCATGTTTCCTGTCAGAAGCAGGACATCCAACATGTTCACAGGGTCTTCTTCTTTGGCTTTCATCTCAAGCTCGAATTCTATTTTGGCGTTTATGTAGGCTTTCTGCCGATCTGTTAATTTGCGGAATTTATTCAGCACTTCAATCTCGATACTGCGTTGGCCGAACATCTCGTATAAGAATCTTCCTGTCAGCTCATAGAGTTTCGGCGCAAGCATGATACTGAACGTGTCCACGCGGCGGGAAATGATGTTCCGGTAAGAAGATGCCGAAATTCCCAGCTTTTTCGCGAATTCACATTGAGTATACCCGAGCTTTATGCGCTCTTTTTCCAGATTTTCCGCAAACGTGTCTAACATCTCTTTCTTTGTAGTCACCTTAAATTCCCCCTTTGTATCAAGATTCTGACGAAAATTATCAAGCAAAAGAGCAAGCACACATGAAATTACGTCAACATCTTGTGCGGTATCCGGTGTAATATAAGTATAAAGATGTTATACAGAAAATTTTATCATATTTTTAAAAACTGTCAATAAGGGGGGAGAAAAAGGTTGAAAAATTAGAGATTCTGTATATCGAAATAGGCAGATACGTGGCGCACGGTTGACATTATCGAACAAATGTTCTATAATCGTGGTATCACTATTTTGATTGGCACTGTCAGGGAGGTACATAATCATGAGAGATGAACAACCGGAAGACAAAAAGAAAGAAATAAAACGGATGGTAGACGAAATTTACAATCCAGCGTACATTGATATGATTTATGGCTTTGTAAAAAGATTATACGCGGAAAATAAGAAGCAGGGGAACTGACCCCTGCTTCTTTTATTTCGAAAAACGATCCATGAACTTCCAAAAAAGTTCCTTGTCTTCTTTTGACAGATGATAATATTTCATAATTGCTTCTTTGGCTTTCAAGTCTTCAATTCCGATTTCAGCACATATAGTTCCGAAGTCTACATCAACATCACGAAACATTTCACCTTCTCCATCTCGGAGCCATTCTTCCCGCACATTATATTTCTCACAAATTAATTTAATGACGGCATCAGAAGGGGTTCGCCTTCCCATCTCATAACTTGAGACGTTCGAAAACGATATCCCAAGATCGTTTGCGAATTTTTGCTGGCTACCTATGTTTAAGGCTTTACGCAGCATTTTCAATCTTTCATGCAACATTTTCACCTCCTGTCTAATGATAGTTTACACCAGAATGAGCAAAATATCAATAGAAAAAATCGTACAAAGTACGAAAAAACATGTTGACAAAGTATGTACATGGTGCTATATTGAGAATGTACAAAGTACAAAGGAGGTGAGTACATGGTAGCAGAAAAAGATAAAGAAGATTGCAAGAAATTTGCAGATATTTTCATGTCACTGCCAGAAGACAGTAAGAACATGGTCATCATCTATCTTTCGGCACTTCGCGATAGAGAAGAAGCGGACAAAGCCCGGTTACAGAAAACATAAGGAGGGAACATGAAACTCTTAAAAAGATTTATTAACTGGTGGCTTTTCACACCGCGAAAAACGTTCAGTGAAAAACACCCAGACTTCCCAATGTACTTTTCAGTAGTGTGCCTATTGCTTGTAATGTGTCGCGAAGAAATGGAATGGTTAGCACATCATATGCTTCAAGCAATGCAATTATTGAAATGGTGGTAGGGATCAAAAAACGCAGATGATCTTTCCTTTTGTATCGAAAATACATTTTTCCAAAATCGGTTGGCTCATAGACGTAATGACCGAATAAAATTCGAGGTACACGATGTATCAGTTCGTACTGGCAGAGAAGAGATATAGATTTTTTACGATAAAAAATCGAACTCTTTAATATTGGCAGGGTTCGGACAATGAATTTTTGATAAAGGGAAAGTTCAAGGTGTGAATAATCTGGTATTTGCATAATTTAGTAGCTCCTTTCAAATGGAGTATAGCACACGAAAGGTGTAAAGACTATGGGAATCTTGAAAACATTACTTTCGTTACCACATCTGGCGGACGATCTGGAAAGTGAAGAGTATGCAAGTGCAAAGCTGTTCGGAAAAATCGCAGATCTGGAAAAGAAAATCGAAAAACTGGAAGCCGGAGAGCCGCGGCCGATCACCAAAGAAGAACTTGAAAAAGTCGCTGCGGCAGATGAACTTTACCGACGCATCCGGCATTGGAACGAGAAATATTGAACAGCAAAATGCAACTAGGAATATTGCAATTTGCTAAGTAACGTTATCATAACGTTACGCTAACAGAGGTGTATCGTCACAGTAACGCCACTAGAATAAGAATAAGAATAAGAAAAAGATATAAAAACATATATTGAGCATCGCAAGCGCTGCTCGGTAAGCAAAATAGCTTTTTCTTGACCACAGAAAGAAGGTGGAAGCATGAACGAGTTGAAAGGATTCTACTCAGACCAGTTCGGAGCGATCCGGGCGGTGAATATTGACGGCGAACCGTGGTTCAATGCTACCGACATCACAACCGCATTGGGTTACAGAAACTCGCGGGATGCGATTGCAAAGCACGTAGCGAGAGAAGATGCACGGCTTTTCCTAAAGTCGCAAATCGCGACATTAGAGGATTTCCCAAACAGAGGGCTTACATTCATCAACGAGTCCGGGCTGTATGCGCTGATCTTCGGTAGCAAGCTGGAGAGCGCAAAACAATTCAAACGCTGGGTGACAGCCGAGGTTCTCCCAGCGATCCGGAAAACCGGCGGGTATCAGCAGACAGCACCGCAGGGAAAGGAACTTCTGGCTCTGGCAGTCCTAGAAGCGCAGAAAACCATTGAGGAACAGAAGCGAGACATTGATCGGATGCGTCCGAAAGAGATTTTCGCGGACGCAGTGAGCGCAAGCAAAACATCAATCTTGATTGGCGACCTTGCAAAGCTGATTAAGCAGAATGGGGTTGACATCGGCGAGAAGCGGCTCTTCCAGTGGATGCGGGAAAACGGTTATCTGATCCGGAAGGACGGAGCCAGCTACAATATGCCGACACAGAAGAGCATGGATCTCGAGGTTATGGAGATCAAAGAGTCGACGATCACCCAGCCGAATGGGAGCGTTCGGATCAGCCGCACCCCGAAAGTGACGGGGAAAGGACAGAAATATTTCATCAACAAAGTTATCACAGCGATGGAAGAGCGGGGCTAAGCACGACATTGAATCGCTAGGGAAAAGCGGAGCGGGGAAATACGCCGGATGGAAATGCAAAGGAATTGCGAGGGAAAGGCCGCTACCTGTGGGATTGGCTGGATGAAAAAGGAAACGTAATCGGTGGAAATTACAGAGCTAAGGAGAAACATGGAAAAAACGACATGGGAGCAGGCGGAAGAGTTCGCGGTTGAGGTGATACGGGAAGCCAGAAAGAAAGCAAAATTCTGGTTCGGCGCTTGGCTGGTAACTTTCGTGGCGCTGATAACGGTTGTGGCGGCCGTGTTGGTAATGTAGTAAGGAGGTTCCCCGGATGGAAGAAATTACGAAAGCAGAAGCAGAAAAAATGATTTTCATGTTTCTGGGCCGAGAGGTCCGGATCAAAGAAAAAGAAGAAAGTCGGATATCGTATCCGGCGCGGTATATGCGGAAATCTGAACTGCTGAAAATGCAGAATCCCCTGTTGGGGGAAACAGTGCTCGAACGCGCCGAGAAATACGCACCGGCGGGGGTTGTGAGGAAAATCAACCCGATGAAGAGAAACAGCCCGCTTGTGTTCGACACAGTGGAGCTGGAGAAATGGAGGGCGAAGCATTGAAGAAAAAAATTGTAGCAGCAGAAGTGATTCTATGGGTTACGGCACTCGTGGCCATCAGCAATATCAATTGGGGCGGGTTCTTCTGGTGCTTTTCACTGATGATTCTCGGGTATCTTGCTTTTCTGGCGGTTGACGCTGAGGAGAAGAGAAAGAAAACAGAAGCCGAAAAGGCGGAAAAGAAGAAAGACAGAGTGTTCCAGATGTGGTTGAGAATGTAAAAATGCCCTCCGGAGAGACGAAGGGCATCCGTAAAAAGACAACATCATCATAGCACATGAAAGGAGAAAAGGCAATGGGAATGAAAGGTTTTAAGAGATTCGAGAAAGATTTTTCCTGCAGAGGGAAACAGTACGAGGAAAACATGACATATGAGGAGCACGGTGTGGGATGCTGCCATAAAGGCGTTATGAACTTCTACGAGGACCCGTGGGAGGTTCTGAAACATTACGACCTCGTGGATGGCAACGGAAATTTTTCTGAATTTGCGGAAGTAGAAGCATTGGGGCAGGTATGGAATGACGGAGAAAAGCGGGCAACAAATAAAATTCACGTCGGCGCAAAACTCGGACTTGAAGGGTTTTTGAAAGCGTGCATTGATTTCACGCTTGAAAAAACGAAATATGAGTCAAATGGAACGAATCTGTCCGGTTACCGCGCGCAGATCGGCTCGTCCGGTAACTACGCGCAGATCGGCTCGTCCGGTGACTCCGCGCAG